TCATAATCCTTTGGTCCACGGTTCGAGTCCGTGTGGGCCCACCACCTTCAAAGCCGCGTAATACGCGGCTTTGCCGTTTCTGGAGGTTGGAGAGCATGTATCCGCACCACCCTCAAAAACGTGAAAAGTGTCCACAATGTGTCCACGTCGAATCGCAAGGGGGTTGAGGTTGACCACATCAGCCAGGTGCCCTGGGCTGAAATGGGCGTACCTCTGAGTCATAGCCAGGGACGCATGGCCAAGTACCCGCTGCAGCGTGAGGATGTCACCGCCGTTGCGCATGTAATGGCTGGCGAACGTGTGTCGCAGCACATGCGTCAACTGACCATCAGGGAGATCCAGCGCAAGGATCTCCACCACCTTCCTGAAGATGTTGTACCCAGGCCTGAATGGTAGAGCTGCCTGCAGGCGACTCTCCAGATCCGGAGAGATAGGGACAGTACGGCTTTTGCTGGACTTCGTTCGAAGGTAGTGGATAAGCCCATTGCGAACCTGTCGCGGCTGCAGACCTTCTGCTTCGCCCCAGCGGGCACCAGTGGCCAGACAAACCTCTGCAATAAGCCCGGCGTCAGAATCCTCAGCGGCCAGGGCCTCCAAGAGCGGACGAATGTCGTCGACCTCAAGATAGGCCATCTCCGTTTCATCAAACTTCAGCTTGCGAACCATGGCCAACGGGTTTTCACCCACCCATTCCCCCAGCCTGGCCAGCTCGTTGAACACTGCCCTTAGGTAAGCCAGTTCATGGTTCAACATGTTTGCACTGATCGGCTTACTCTGTCCCTCGGCTTTGCTGAAACCGCGACCTGGTGTTGATCTGGTGTGTTTCCCCTCCGCCCGCTCCGCCCGATAGGTGGCAAAGTGGGATGACGTGAAGGCTTGTGCCTTCGGGTTCCCCATCCTCTCGGCCATAGCAACCAGCAAGGCCAGTCGCTCATCGCCAGTTTTCAGATTCTGGCCATGAAGCTTGTGCCAAAGACGCACCAGGTCGACCAGAGTTCGATCGTCTCGTTTCGCCGGCGCTTCAAACTCCCCGCGAGATCCGTCCCCCATAACCCGGCGCTCCAGGTGCATAGCTTCGTTCTTCGACTGGACCCGCTTGCGGAAACGGGGACCGTCTCTCCCCTCCGGCCTGCAGTCGACCAGCCAGACACCAGACGGCAGCTTCTTGATAGCCATGCGGATTACAACGGGCTTATCTGACCGGACTCAGGGGCAACCTGCCCCACCATCAGCCAGAGGGTGTACTTAGTGAATCGCGGGTGATTTAGGACCTTACTCAGCGCGCTGAACCCCATCTCAAACAAACCAGACTCGTATTTTTTATGGGTACTGAGACTCAGACCGACCAGGTCGCAAAACTCCGACTGAGTCACACCTTCCTTTGCACGAATTGCCTTCAACTTCGACGCCAAGTCCACGTTCATCCCTCTTGACAAGATCCTATATAGGCACCAACATGAGACCTATATAGGAACTTTGATCCCCAATATTCATCGAGAGGTTAACAGAATGCAGATCACTATCGACACGCCCTACGTCACGGTAGGCGAGTACGCCAAGCGCTCCGGACAGTCAGATTCGGCAATTCGCCGCGAGATCGAGACGGGCCGCTACATCATCCGTCCAAAGGCCGAGGGTTCTAAATCAGCAGTCCTCATCAACTTGGTACACCTGGCCATGGAAGCAGCAGAACAAGCAGAGCGCGTTCGGGCAGCCGGAAATCGGTAAGGGGCTCGCATGAACGCACGATTCACCCCGGAACAGTTCGACCGCATCTATCTAGATGACGTGGTTCCCGAGCTGCAGCACGACAAGGAACTGGGGTTCCAATCCAAGGACGAGTCTCTGGAGTACTTCAACAAAGGGATTTGTCCTGGTTGTGGTGAGCGGACGATCTACGTCAGCAAGCTCAAACCGTTCCAGATCAAGTGCAACCGCCTCAACCAATGCGGCTATGAGGAAAAGACTCGGGAACGGTATCGCTACCTGTTCGAAAACCTGAGCGACCGATTCCCGTCGACCGTAGACAACCCCAATGCAACAGCCGATGCATACCTGCAGCGCACCCGTGGGTTCGAAATAAAACGAATCACAGGTTGGTACGACCAGGCTCGTCGCCAGATGGCAGACGGTTCCTACGCGGCAACCGTGCGCTTCCCGCTGTGTGACGGCTATTGGGAACGAATCATCGATGCAACTGCCGTTGCCGCAAACAACGGTGATAAGGCGGGTATCCGCAAGGGCATGAAGTACAAGGGTTATGGCTGGGAACCCAAGGGCCAGGCCTACCAGAAAGACGACTTGGTGTTCGTTGTCGAAGGCATCTTCCACGCGATCGCGCTCTGGCTCGCAGGCTACAAGGCGATCGCCGCAATCAGCTGCAATAACTTCCCCTGGCAGATCATCGAGGCTGAACAGGGTAAAGGCGTCCGCTGGGTTATCGCCCTCGATGACGATCGCGCTGGCCATGACGTGATCCCGAAGTACCGGGATCGGTTGACGACGATGAAGGAAAGCTGCCAGGTGGCACTCTCCGGCACCCGCGATTGGGATGACGTCTACCGCGATGGCCAACTGGATGACGTGTTCATCCAGGACGCGCTGTACCAGGGCCAGCTGTTTTGCGCCCGCTCGGCCATTCATAAAGCCTACTTGCTCTATACCCGCCGCCCGCGTCCCTTCTTCCTGGTGGAGTTTGGCCAATGTCTTTTTTCGGCCCGGGTAAACACGTCCGAGCTGCAGAAGGATCTGGACGACATGCCGCGTAAACCAGGGGAAGAACCCACCGGATACCGTACCGAATTCACGAAGCACACGACCATCAGCCAGGTGGCCAACTGCGTACCCCGTTTCGAGTACCTGGAGCGCGACGCGATCAGTGGCGAACAGCGTTACTTCTTCAAGTTCGACTTTCCGAATCGGCGCTTGAACTGCAGAGAGCCGCTGCCACCGAGCGCTATCACTGAACCCCGAGGCTTCGCCAAGGCCCTCTTGGAGAGGACACCCGGCGGCATGTTCGAAGGCGGGGAGAAAGTCCTGGGCATGCTCAAGAGCGATTGGCTACGTGATCCCAACGTAGTTCGCACACTGCCCTTTGTCGGGTACGACGAGGTGACCGGTGCCTACTGCTACCCCGGCTTTGGCTTCTACAAAGGCAAGGCCATGCAAGTGAACGACCACGGCTTCCTCGACATCAAGGGGCAAGGTCTGAAGACGTCTGCCCGCAGCTACCCGATGCACCGAGGCCAATTATTCGACCCGTCCTGGTTCAATGACTTCAAGTCCGTGTTTGGCCTCAACGGCCTGGCCAGCTTGGCGTGGTGGACGGGCTCCCTGTTCGCAGAGCAGATCCGTGCCGTACAACAAGGGTGGGCATTCCTCGAACTGACCGGCGCCGCCGGCGCGGGCAAGTCGACGCTGATTCGCTTTCTGTGGCGTTTGGTTGGCCGAAAGAATGAAGAAGGGATCAAACCCAGCGGATCTGGCGCGTCAGCAATCGGCCTGCTGCGCTCGCTCTCTGCAGTAAGCAACCTGCCGGTAGTCCTGATGGAATCCGATAAGGAAACCACAGACGCCATGGGGCGAACGGTGATCATCCAGTACAACTGGGATGAGATTAAGTCCCTGTTCGACATCAATGCCAAGCTCCGTGTTACCGGTGTGAAAACGGGCAACAGCGACACCGATGCGCTGATATTTCGCGGCTCGATCTGCATTTCACAAAACACCATGGTGGAGGGTTCAGAAGCGATCATTACCCGTATCGGGTACTTCCACATGACATGCGACCACCACACCGCAGAATTGAAGGAGGTTGCCGACCGCCTCAAGGCTATGCCCGTCGAGCAACTGTCCGGTTACCTGGCAACAGTGCTATGCCAGGAAAGCGCCTGGCTGCAGAAGTACTTCGATGTGTACCGCGACTGCGAGCGCCGGTTCTTGGCCCTCGGCGGCGTAAGCCATGCCCGTATCGTCCAGGTACATGCACAGATCCTAGCTGCTGCCATGGCCACCCAGTCACTGTTCCCGGACTGGTCGGACCGAGATATCGATAGCCTGGCCAAGCACCTGGAAGCACGCGCGCTCGATCGACAGCAGACGCTCTCTGCCGAGAGCAAGACCGCTGCTCTGTTCTGGCAGGCCTATCACTACCTCAACGAACAGGTGGTGACGATCGACGACGGTTCCGGCCCACGCCAGGAAACCCGGGAAACCCTCAACCACAGCTCGGACAAAGGTCTGATCGCGATCAACATCCAGCATTTCCAGACCGCCAGTCGTGCTGCAGGTCTTGAAGCGCTACCGACCATCCTTCTGCAGAAAGCGCTGAAAACGAGCAAGACCCACACCTTCCTGGAAACACGCAAGTGCCACTCCCGCATCGAGCAGCGATCGTTGAACTGCTGGATCTTCAAGAAGAACGGATAAGCCCGCCAACGCAGGGGTGAGCGATCGGGAGCGGCACCTGGCTGGAGGGATCTGCGTTTTCTGAGTAGTCCCCTAAAGCATCTGGAATATTTGGAAGGAATAGGAATAGGTCAATGAATACAGGCAGTTACAGCCATCCAGCAATCGGCGTACCAGTGGAAGGCAGCGGAAGGAATTTCCTTCCACCATCTTCCACCAACCTTCCACTTTGGAGGTTTCTCCGTAAAACGGCTGTAGCCCAGGCACTGCGCGGCCTGCAGCCGAATGGTGGCGATTTGGCCTTCCACCACCTTCCACCCCAGCTGGAAGGAGCCCCAGAAGCTGCAGACCAACAAACACAAGGGCTACAGACCTACCTGCATGGGTTCCTTCCAGTTATTCCAGATGCTCGGGGGGTATACGCAACACATTCAACAACCGGGTGGAAATCCGCCCATATGTGCCGCCAGGCACCACAAGGAGAAGCACCAATGAGCAACGGAGCAAGAACCATGGCCACCGCACTGGCCAAAGTCCAAGCCCACCAGCAGCAGCTACCGGCTATCCGTGTTGCTGGAACTCAGGCACTCAATCGGTTGGTACCGATCGCCTTGCGCGACCACGGCCAGAGCCGCGTCCTGGGGCGCTTCCTGCTGGGGATCTACAACGGCGAGGACTTCCCCTTTGAACTCAGCAACCTGCGCAGCTTGGACATAGACTTATTCGAAGATTGCCTGAAGGTGCTGATAATGGACTTCACCCCCGACCTGGAGGTGCACGAACGCATCCAGGGCGGCAGCGCGATCTGGCAGCGACTGATCGAGCGATGGGCGCCGGAGACATTGGAATGAATGTTTTCTACACCGTGGACGGCCAGGCCGGCGCGATGCTGATGCCAGCAACGTTCCTACTGTACGCCAAGGCCGAGGATCTGGCCGAGCTGGTGGCCAGTGACTTCTGGCGATACCACCAGAGCCCGCCCGAGACCTGCGAAGTGCACCTGAAGCAGGTCGATGGTGTGGAGCTGGGAATGTTTGAAGTGCAGTGCGTGACGCGCCCGGTGTACACGGCCAAAGCCGTTAACCGGGGCTGATAGAGACGGTGCCAAGGAGTTGCAGCTCCCTGGCACCAACCACCGAAACGAGGAGAAGAACTTGCGAGTACCAACCCCAAGCGGCAGCGATTCGAAGGCTACCACAACACCGAGCCGCCTGCAGGCCACAGCCATCGTCGGGGGGGCCCTGATCGGCTTCCTGGTCATGAAGACCCCCGAGGCCTATTCACAACTGGAGAAGGTCACCGACGCAGCCTGTTGTCGCGGCGATCTATCCGTCCAGGACGTTGCTCTGGTTCGTCAACTGCTGGCTACCGCCTCACATACATCATCACTTTAAAGGAGACAACAACTATGAATCAGAAGAAAACTACTTCCCGCAACGCAGACAAATTCGTCATTCGTTTGCCCGATGGGTTACGTGATCGTATTTCCGAAGTCGCAGTCAGTAATGGTCGAAGCATGAACTCCGAAATTGTCAGACGCCTGGAAAATTCTATCTCTGATGACCTAGACTCTACAGAGTTAAGAAAACTCACAAAAATCCTCATTACCCGAATCGAGGCATTGGAAGCCCAACTGCATACGCAGGAGACCGCCGCGTGATACTGATTGATGGCACCCTAATTGAAGTAAACAAGATAGAGACGGAAGAAGCACGCCGTCAGCTGGGCCTTGGAAATGACTTCAATCTGACGCAAGCGACCCAACACCTCTACCATGATCCAGGTGACGGCCTGGTATTGATCCCGCTCCCGACTGACATGTTCGTGGTTGCATTCGAAGGAGAGGGGGGTCGATCGAAAGTTCGGCGTAGTGAGAATCAACTCACTTAAACATAAACTAAAAGAATATTAAAACAGTATTCGCTTGATACTCACCTGATAAAAATGGGCGCACCAGCGCCCATTTTCATTTAAAAAATATACCCACCCTCATACCAAACCATCTCATCAAGAAATTAATTGCACAATTAGAACAATAAATTCAACCTCTTAATTTTCTTGACGCCCCGCCCATTCAGCGACAACATATTGACCATGTGCCATTATGGAAAACGGAGTTACACATGTCACAACCCACCCCATGCCTTACCAAACTTGCCGACGATCTAGAGAACCACGGCAACCTCCTAGCATTACTAGCAGAACTTCCAGCCACTGAACTATCCGAGCGCGGACGCATTGGGCTAATCCAGTTCTCTACATGCTTAATGAAGGACTTCGAAAATATAGAAAGAATTTTCAACAGCTACCGCGCATCTATTGCGCCGAGCTGCTGAAATATCTCCTTCTGTCGAGACTTTGGTAATTTTCGGAGCTGATCAAAAACAAGACGATCAAGCATCTGCTCTGAAGGGGTCAGGGTATGCGAGAAAGTTAGATGCGCTACCCACCGGTGACCACAGTCTAAACAGGTGCAGTAGAGTGAAGAGAATTCTATGGAAACATCATGCCTAGAAGATATCCTTCCCTTCCCGTTACATTCCTTGCAGTAGACTCGCATACCCCCCCTCCCTTAGGCTCCTGATTGGGTACTATTTTGCCATAAAGTAGTGCCCGCTGAACCTATTAAAATTAATCAGTCTGTTGCCACATCCTGCTCTTTTTTCCAACTGATATGCCGATCTTCACGCAGCACGTCGTTGACCTGATTGAACAACTGGCAGATCGGTCGGATCTCGTTATTCGTGTAAACCCGATCGATTTTTTCAATATCCCCGAAACCGCCGGTGTTTTCGGGGATGATTCCCGCAAGGGCAGGATTCATACGCCAAGCGGCGATGATGTCATTACGCGTAATATTTTTAACTTTCTCCAACTCATCCCGCGCTTGAAAATCCCCAACAGGAATAATCTTGATAGCATTCTCCTGACCGCCGGGAATATTCACAAACATTGAACGAAAGTTACCAACACCTTTACTAGCACTGATCTGCGCCCTAAGCTCATCCTCATCTTTCTCTGAAAGGTTTGGATCATTTGTATAAAAAATATAACCAGCATGCGCACCATTGCTGTAGTAGCGACGACGGAACAGCGTCGCTGCCTCATTTAGCAGCAATGCCTGCAGGCCGCCCAGATAGTCCGGAATTCCATAGATATTCTGTTCCACGTCATAGTCTTTGACCTGAATGATCTCGTCTTGATCGAACTCTTCTTCCTGGCCATTTGGCAGTAACATGGTGAACCCACCACCAACTTTTACCCGCATGTTGATGGCCGGCAAATGCTCCAACTCCAGGCCCTGGTACGCGAAGTTGAAGTGCACCAGGAAATAGGCCTCTCCAAACACCATGTAGTCCAGGGCTGCGCAACCCATTGTATGGATATTGCAGCCGGGCGACGGTATGAACTCACGCAACAGTAAGTTGCGCTTGAACTTGGGGATAGCCCCGTGATGCGCGTTAGCCCGCAGCAACTTGGCCAGGCCCGCGCGGGATACAGGTGGTTTGTACAGACGTCCGTCGTCGCTGGCGAACACGCCCAGGTACTCGCCAATATTTGTGGTCAAGACCTGCTCTGGCTCCCCGAATGTAAATGCCCGCATGGGCTGTTGTTCGGGCTGCCGGTTGTGTCGTTGCTTTCTGTTCGCTCTTGGCATGGGTTCCACTCAGGAGGTAGCGGCTACTGCGCCGCCTGTTGGTGTTCAAAGGTTCGTTGTGCAGGGCATGCATGACGGCCCACGCGATGTCCGCGTGCCCCGTTGCCTCGGTCCTGGAGGCGCTGAACGTGATCTGACCGCCACCGGTGGTGCCGCGCTTGATGGTGAGGAAGGCCTGGGCGATGTCGGTCCACCCGGCGTCCCACTCGATCCGGGCGGCCTGGATGACGTCCTGGGCCTTGAGGACCAGTGTCGTTTTCGTCTCCAGGCTGTAATGGATCTGCCTGGCCCGTGGATAGAAGTCGTGCACCAGGTCGTAAACACCGATCCCGACGCCCGTCGTGTCGATGCCGATGTGCTGCACGTTGAACCGCTCTGTAAGCTTTTTGACCTGGGCCGCCTGGTAGGTGAACGACTGCCCCCGCCAGCTGTGTTTTTCTAAGATCCGGAACTTGCCCCCGGGCTCTGCGGGCGGTGCCACCACAACGCATGTAGCATCGTCCCTGGTGCGACTGGGGTCGTAGCCCAGCCATACCGGCGCCTCGCCGAATGGTCGATCGGCATCGGGCTGATAGTCGTCCCACAAGCTGAGGTCGGAGTAGCAGCGCTCCAGGTCCTTGAGCCCGAACGCGCTCTGTGTGCTGTCGATGAATTTGCACATGTACAACTGATCGAAGCGGTCTTCGTCGTTCTCCAGCCGCAGCCGATCGATGTCGAACAGGTTGCAGCCCCCGGCTTCGGCATCGAGCACAGTGATGACCTTGCGCCATTGACCATCCGGACAGAGCGCCCCGGCGTGGATCTGCTGGTCGCTCGGCCAGTCCCTCGCCAGTTTTTTGCCCCGTTTACTGTTCTTGAACTCTTCGCCAGTCCAGAACGGATACGCCTGGTGCGTCACGGCGCTCGGCGTTGAGAAGTACGTCTTGCGCCACTTGGCATGCGATGCCATCGCCCCGGCCAGGCCGTCGAGCTTGAGGAAGTCGCGAATCCAAAAGTATTCGTCGATGTACACATGCCCGTGGTGCCCCTGGGCCGTGCTGCTGTTGGTCGACAGGAAACGCAGCTCGGCCCAGGGCTTGCCGTCCTTGGAGAGCTTGATGGGGTTGCCGGTCAGTTGGATGTCAAACCATTCCGCCGCGAAGGTGACGATGTAGCTACGGAAGATCTCGGCCTGCGCGCGGCTGGCCGACAGGAACATTTGGTTGTCCCCAGTCAGCACCGCATCCATGAATGCTTCGGCAGCGAAGTAGTAGGTCAGGCCGATCTGACGGGATTTGAGGACGTTCCGGATACGTGCGGTCAGCGGGTTTTGCTTGGCCTGGAACAGCTCCAACTGGTAACCAAACATCTTGGAGGTGAACTTCTCCAGGAAATCCACCTCAGTCAACTTGCTGATATCGTTCTTCAGCTCTTTTTCCCGCTTCTTGCCGCCACGGTTTCCCTGGTCCTGGCGCTCCCTGCGTGGGCGCTCGTTGTCCCTGGCCGGCGCGTCATTCGCCGTCGGTGTTGCAGCCCGGGCAGACTGCTTGATCAGCTTTTCCCTGATCGATGTCAGGCGCTCCAGCTCGTCCAGGTCGCCCTTTGTCAGCGTCTCCTGTTTCTCCAGGATGAGCGTGATCCGCCGGCTGACAGCCGTCACCGGTTCTTCATCCGTCAGCATCTCATCCCACGATCCTTGCCTGATCCAGTAGTAGATGATCCGGACGTTTGGCAGCTTCAGCTGAGCCTGGATCTCTTTGACCGAGGCGCGGCGAAGATAGAGGCGCTTTGCGGCTTCCTTGACTTCGATTGAGTAGTTCATGGGGCCGCAGTCTATGCGGCGAAATCCCCATAAACGCGGCCTAAAAGTGAGCAATTTTCCTAGATCGTGAAAATAGGAATTCCGCTCAAGCAAACCGTTTTGCAGGGGGCGATCGGCTCCCTATCGTGGCGCTCATCGACCACCACCGAGCGTTTCACTGATGCCACGATCACTTGTCTCCTACTGGAAGCGCGTAGCTGTCAGCGGCCCGACTGCAGACCAACGGGAGATCACCGTCCAGGAGCTACGTGACTGCGCCGAGACGTACAAGCTGTCCGTGTATACGGCGGTGATCTGGAGCGAACATGAACGCTGGCCAGGCTCCCACGGCACTGTCTTTGCTGTGCGTCTCGTAGAGGACGACCCGGAACTGGAGCCTGGCCAGGTGGCCCTGGAGGCGCAGCTCAAGCCCAACAACAAGCTGCTGCAACTGAACGATGAGGGCGAAAAGCTATTCACCAGTGTCGAGATCACCCCTGACTTTGCCAAGTCGGGACGGTTCTACCTGACCGGCCTGGCCGTCACCGATTCGCCGGCAAGCCTGGGCACCCAGGAGCTGTATTTCTCCCGGGGCGCCCGCAGAGGCCACCGCTATGCCCGCACCTCCTACTACTGCAACGCCGTTGCCCTGGGCTCCCTGCGCGAGGGTGGTCAGCCAAAAGGCGAGATGCGCCGCCTCTTTTCCGCACTGACCGGCTTGTTCAAGAGCTTCGCCGAAATCAGCGGCACCCCTGACACCCCCTCACCCCAAGAGAAGAAACCGATGGATGAAGCAACAGCCAAGGCGCTGCAGGCGCTGTGTGATCAATTCGTAATCCTGCTGGCCGGCTTCCAGGCCGTCCTGGAGCCGGTCGTGGAAGACGTCGACCCGGCGGACAACCAGGAGCAGGTCGACGCCGTGGGCACCGCCGTCCAAGACGTGGTTGACCAGGCCAATGAAGACCGCGACTACAGCCGCAACGGCAAGGGCGGTAAAGGTGGCAAAGGTGTCAAGGAACTGAGCGCTCGTATCGACGAGCTGCAAGAGTCCATGACCAAGATGTTCAACACCACGGCCAATCGCCGCCAGGTACAACGCACCACCGGCGCCCAAGGCCAAAAACGCAAGGGTCTGCGCTAATGGCTTCCCTCTCTCAACACGCTGAAGAACAGTACCTGCGGCTCCAGGGCGAGCTGGCCGAGGCGTACAACGTCGGTGACGCAGCCCGTACCTTCGCGGTCGAGCCGGCGCATGCCCAAGAGCTGAACGAACAGATCACCGAGCGTTCCGACTTCCTGCAGCGGATCAACGTCGTGCCTGTCCGCGATCTGAAGGGCGAGAAGGTACTGATGGGCCTGAACGGTCCCGCCACCGGTCGTACTGACACGGACAAGAACGACCGCGAACCGCGCTCCCTGCTCGATCTCAAGAACAACGAGTACGAGCTGTTCAGCACCGAAACCGATGTCGCCCTGAAGTTCGCGACGATCGACGCCTGGTCGCAGTTCCCCGACTTTGCCGAGCGCTACCTGGCCGCAGTCCAGCACCGGATCGCGCTCGACCGCATCCTGGTCGGCTTCCACGGCAAGTCTGTCGCAACCCAGACGGATCGTGACAAGTACCCGTTGCTCCAGGACGTGAACAAGGGCTGGCTACAGATCGCTCGCGAGCAGATCCCCGAGCAGGTCCTGTCGAGTGGCGACCCGGCCACGAAAATCATGCTGGGCAAAGGTGGCGACTACGCCAACCTCGACGCCGCTGTGCATGACGTCAAGCAGATGATTGATCCGGTGTTCCGCGACGAGGGCGACCTGGTGGCCATCGTCGGCTCCGACCTGCTGGCCTACGACAAGGGCAAGCTGTATGCCGCACAGGGCCAGACCCCTACGGAAAAAGAACGGATCGAGGACCAGCAGGTTATCGCTACCTATGGCGGCCTGCAGTCCTTCCTGATCCCGTTCTTCCCGGCCAAGGGCATTTTGGTCACCAGTTGGAAGAACCTGTCGATCTATTTCCAGGGTACCAGCTGGCGCCGCCACCTCCTGGAGAACCCGAAGCGCTCCCGCGTCGAGGACTACAACGGTCGCAACGAGGGCTATGTGATCGAGCAGTTGGGCAAGTTCGCCTACCTGGAATCCGACTCTGTGGAGACGGTCAAGTGAGCCTGGCCCTGGAGCACAAGCGCCGCGTACTCGCCCAGGGCGTGTCGGCGGTGGCCAGCGCGGTCGCCGCTGCTGCACTGCCGTACTCGCCAGGCGAGGCGCTGGGCAGCCCGGCGAATGCACGCAAGCACCTGGCATTGATGGAAGCCGCACTGGACGAGGACCTGGCCCGCCTGAGCGCGATCCAGGGCATGGCCACCCGCCAGGACCTCAAGCGTAGCGAGCTGCTGCCCAAGTACCAGGAGTACATCCAGCGTTACATCGAGTCCGGTCTGGTCTTTCCGAACCGAATCCTTGTTCAGGTCATGGTCTGGCTGTTCGACACCGCGCAGTTCGTTGACGCCCTGGAGCTGGCCGACATCGCCATGGCACAGGGTCAGGTGATGCCGGAGCGCTTCAAGCGCCGTGACATCCAGACCTTTGTCGCCGATTCGGTCTGTGAGTGGGCCTATGACGAGTACAAGGCCCAGCGCAGCCCGGAGCCGTACCTGTCCGACCTGCTGCCGCGCGTCGACGGTGAATGGGACTTGCCGGAGCAGATCCCCGCGAAGTTCCACAAGCTGATTGGCATTCGTGCCCAGGAAGACAAGGAATGGGCGACCGCGCTGCAGCACCTGGAGCGAGCGCAACAGCTCTATTCCAAGGTCGGCGTGGAAACCCGGATCGAGAACTGCCGCAAGGCCCTGCGTAAGCAGGAAGCCGCCGCCGGCGCCCAATAACCGACTACCCCCCCCGAGCGGGAACCCGTGAAACGAGATAGCCAATTCATTGGCCTGCCCCGTTGAAACGGTGTTTCCCGCCCTTTTCGAGTGATCAGCGATGAGCTTTTCAGGCAGAACCTCAACCGTGGTGGACCAGACCATCGAGAACAACGGCTTTTGGCCGGATCTCTCCCTGGCTGAGTACCAGAAGGCTTACCGCCTGCCCGGCGAGTACCTGGGCGAAACGCTGGTCACTCAACTCGTTATCGCCATGGGCGAGGTGAACCAGGACCTGGCTCGCGTTGAATCGCTCCTGCAGGCTGCTGGCGTATCGAACCTGGAAGCCCAGGCCAACCCGGGCTCGGTGCTTGGCTGGGGCTACGCCAATAAGCTCGCGCTGTACAAGCGCGCAGTGTACTGCCGGGCCAAGGCAGCAGCACTGACCGACTTTGCGACCGTCACCCGCCGCGAGGTGGCCGAGAACACCGGCAAGGAAGCCCCGGAGCGTGCCGAGACCTTCCTGGCGTACAGCCAGCAAGCCATCCGCGCCCTGCAGGGCCGTGGTCGCATCACGGTGGCCCTCGCATGATCCGGCTCAAGGCGCTGACCGCGTACCTGGTCGACCGCCAACTGGTCCCCCAGGAACAGCTCGACTCATGGACCGAGCAAGTCGGCCTGCAGTTGACCTGGGCCGACACCGAAAAAGGCCTGCAGATGGGCAACATGCGCTATCGGGCAGTGATCAGCCTGGAGCGCTTCAACGACCACCCTGGGCGCCTGATGGCCCTGGTCGGCAGTTGGCTGGAAACCAACGACCCCGATCGGCACCGCTTCGACCTGGCGGCGCCTGAGTTCTCCGTCGAACCGCTGGACCTGGCCAACGACCTGTTCGACGTGGAGCTGGTGCTGGAATTCGTCGAACCGCAGTACCTGGCTGAAGATCCGGACGGCGAGGTCCTGGCTTTCGGTCGCACCTGGTCGTTCGTGCCGTTTGATCTGTGGGTCGCTGAACACGGTGATGTCAGCCATGGCTAGCCGCGTTTTCGACATCGATGCGCGGGGCCTGCTCGGCGTGCGCGAGCAACTGGCGCTGCTGCAGCTCAAGCCGCAGTTACGCCGGCGGCTGCTCAACAACGTCTCCAAGCGTGTGCGGACCATGAGCCGCCAGCGCATCCGCAGCCAGCAGAACCTGGACGGGTCACCCTTCGCCCCGCGCAAGAACACGGAAGCCGGCAAGCGGAAGATGGAGGCCGGCCTGGGCAAGCTGATGATGGTCACGAGTCTGACCGAGGACCAGGCCGTCCTCGGCTGGCGCAACGGCCTCACCAGTTGGGTCGCCGCACAGCAGCACAACGGCACGTCGGAGCGCCGTACCGCCCAGCAGATGCGCCGCTGGAACCGCGTTTCCGCCGGTGACGCATCCACTCAGAAGCAAGCCAAGCGCCTGCGCCGCCTGGGCTTTCGCGTACGCATGGCGGGCAAAAAGAGCCTCACCCGTCCATCCGTGGCCTGGATTCTGGAACACGTCAGCTTCATGCAGGCCGGCCTGCTGATTCGCATCCTCGACGAGGAACGCGGCGAGACCACCGGCGCCGACAGCTGGGAGATCAAGCTCCCGAAACGCCAGTTCCTGGGGGCGAACGCCCAGGAGACCAGCACCCTGTTGAACCTGGTGCTGCAGCAGATCCTCAACTCACCCCGTTAACGGAGCACGACCGCTTATGGCTCTCGGCAAAGTCAGCGTCAACAATCTCAACCTGGGCCAAGGCGCAGTCACCGAGATCGAGCGCTATTTCCTTTTCATCGGCCCCGCCGGCAAGAACGCCGGCAAGCTGCTGCCCCTCAACACCGACAGCGACCTGGCCAACGCCCTGGGCACCGCAGACAGCGACCTGAAAACCCAGGTCACTGCCGCCCGGGCCAACGGCGGCGATCGCTGGGCCTGCGTGGCCGCGCCGATCGGCGCCGAAGGCGATTGGGCCACCGCCCTGGAGTATTCCCAGCAACAGGGCTACTCGGTCGAGGGTGTCGTTATCACCCGGCCAGTGACCAGCGGTGCCGAACTGGTCGCCATGCACACCGCCGCCGAGCAGCTGAGCGCCAAGTATGGCCGCCGGGTGTTCGTCATGGCCGCGTCCGCCGGCATCCTGCCGACCGCGACCTGGGATGAATACCTAGTCGCACAGAAGGCCATCACCGCCGACGTCGCTGCGCCCCGTGTCCTGGTCGTGCCCCAGTTGCATGGCAACGACCTGGGCGTACTTGCCGGACGCCTGGCCAACGCGGCCTGGAGCATTGCCGACAGCCCGATGCGCGTGGCCAGCGGCGCCGTGCTCGGCCTCGGCGCAGTGCCGGCGGACAAGGAGGGTATCCCCCTGCCGTCCGCGATCCGCAGCGAGCTGGACAAGGCGCGCTTCTCCGTGTCGCAGACCTATGCCGATTACGAGGGCGTGTATTGGGGCGACGCCAACATGCTCGACACCCCCGCGAGCGACTACCAGGTCCTGGAGTACCTGCGCCTGGTCGACAAGGCCGCGCGCCAGGTCCGACCACTGCTGATTCGCCGGATCGGCGATCGGCGCCTCAATAGCAGCGCTGCGAGCATGGCAGCCAACACCAGCGCCCTGATGGCGCCCCTTCGGGCCATGGCCAAGGCCGTGAAGTTCGCCGGCGAGGTGTTCCCGGGCGAGATCCAGTCGCCGAAGGACGGCGACCTGGTGATCTCCTGGAGCAGCCGCACTCAGGTCCAGGTGTTCCTGAAGATCCGCCCGCACAACTGCCCCAAAGACATCACCGCGAACATCGCGCTGGACCTTTCCCAGGACAACCAGGAGTAACCCATGGCCAAGATCGGCGGCATGAACTTCGATATCAACGTGGGTGACCTGAAGGTCCACGTCGAAACCGCAACCCTCGACATCACCGACAACAGCGCCGTGGCGCTCACCCGTGGCGTTCCTGACGGCTGGGTCGCCGGCGACGTCGCGGCCGCCGGCGAGATGGAGCTGGACACCACCAACTTCAACCTGCTGATCGAGGCGGCTGGCAAGGCGGGCAGCTTCCGCGAGCTGGAGCCGTTCGACGCCCTGTTCTACGCCAAGACCCCGACCGATGAGCTGCGCGTCGAGGCCTTCGGCTGCAAGGTCAAGGTGTCCAGCCTGCTGAACATCGACGCCAAGGGCGGCGAGAAGCACAAGCACAAGGTGCATTTCGACGTATCGAGCCCGGACTTCATCCACATCAACGGCGTGCCCTACCTGGCGTCGAGCGAGATCGAGGGCCTGAGCTGATGGTTTGCCCGTTAGATCGCGCTGGCGACCTGGAGCAGTGGCTACGTGACCGGGAGATTGCCGCCGCACTGGCCGCCACCCGCGCTAGCGGGCCAAGCCTGACCCACTGTACCGATTGCGACAACGAGATCCCCGAGGCGCGCCGCGCCTTGGGCGGGGTGACCCGCTGCGTCCCGTGCCAATCCCTTTTCGAGCGTGCCCGATGACAACTCGCCTGCAGCAGAAACCGAAAATGGAGATCCGCGTGGCCCTCCTGGAGCAGCGCCTGGCTGACCTGGTGACCCACCATGAGTCCGTACCTGGCCGTGTCACCCGCCTGGAAGGCGAGTTTGAACACATGGCCACCCAGTTGACGGCGCTCAACGAAGGGCAGCGGGAGCTGACGGCCACCGTGTCGGACATCGGCACCAAGGTAACCCGCATGCTGGCCGCCCTGACGGTCCTGGGCGTGGTCGCCCAGGCGCTCGGCCCGACCCTGTTCCGGATGCTGTTCCCATGAGCCTGCGCGGAAGGATCGCCGCCGGCGCAATCACGCTCTGCAGCTCCGGCCTGGTGCTGTTCCTGGGCACCTGGGAAGGCAACGGCCAGAACACCGTCTACCCGGACAAGCTGGCCGGAGGCCTGCCGACCGTGTGCAAGGGCATCACCCGCCATACCAGCCCCTACCCGGTAATCGTGGGCGACTACTGGTCGCCGGCGCGCTGCGCCGAGGTGGAGCAGCTGGTGGTCGAGAAAGGCCAGCTGGCCCTGGCCGATTGCCTGACCAACCCGAACATCACCCAGGACACGTTCGACGCGCTGAGCAGTCACGGCCACAACGTCGGCACGCCGTCGACGTGCGCCAGTCGTGCGGTCGCGCTGATCAACGCCGGCAGGATCGCCGAGGGTTGCCGGGCGCTGGCATGGTCGCCGGATGGTCGCCCGGTGTGGGCCTACATCACCGATGCCAAGGGCAAAAAGGTGTTCGTGCCCGGGCTCCACCGCCGGCGCGTGGCCGAATCGGAGATGTGCGCCCGATGACCTTTTCCCCATTCCCTCTGCTCCTGGTGGTGCTGATCGCCAGCGGCGGCGCCTGGTTCTCCTTTGACCAGGTGCTGCAGCAGCGCGACAGCGCCCGATCGGAGCGCGACGTGGCCCAGTACGAGGTCGCAGGCCTGCGCGAGGCGGCGCGGCTCGCCGGCGAGCGCCTGGCCCAGGCGGCGGCGATGGATCTCAAACACACCCAGGAGCTGAGTAATGCGCTCAAGACCAACCAGGATCTGCAGCTTGCTGTCGATCGCCGCAATCAGTGGCTGCGTGTTAACGCCACCTGCTCCGCCACCGGTGAGCGTGCCGACGCCGGCGCCGGCGGCGTGGCTGATGCAGGCTCCCCCGAACTCACTGCAGACGCTCGACAGGCTTATTTCACCCTCCGCGACCAGCTCGCTGTCAGCAGGCAAATGATCCTCGGCCTGCAGGACTACGTACGTACTTTTTGCACCACCCAACCCACTACTGGAGAAGCAAGACCATGACCGAACGCACCGAACTGACCCTGGAAATCGGCGACCAGTCCCTGGACTTCGTGATCGACCCGGCCCTGATGACCAAGTACATCAACGCGCTGACCCCTCAGAACAAGGTCGCACCGGCCAACAACCTGCTGGTGAATGCCGTGGTGCCCGCTCACAAGGAGCTTTTGAAACCGCTGCTGGCCAACCCGATGACCGTCCTTTCCATCGCCGGCGCACTGATCGAGGACTACGCCCCGACCGTTGAGATCACCGTAAAAAACGCGCTCGGCCACGCTGAGCGCCTGACCGAGGACGGCCTGGGTCAACTGCTGGCCCTGGCCAACCGCTGGCTACCTGGAGCTGAGCCTACGGCCGAGGCGATGGGAACCGCGAAGTGGCTGGAGGACGAGCATTGGCGGCGAATGGAAATCGCCATCACGAACGGCATAGCACGAGCATTCAACGGAAGCTGATATGAGCACCAACGCATCCAGTCGCCTGGACTTCATTCTGAACCTCACGGACAAGGTCAGCGCTCCGCTGGCCAAGGTGACCAGGGGCTTCAACGACCTGGCCGAGAAGGGCGAAGCCAATATCCGCCAGATCGGTACAGGGTTCGCGGGCCTGTACGGCGCCGTCACCGCCATGGAAGGCTCCCTGTCGCCGGCGCTGGATGTGAACCGGGCACTGGGGGATGTGCGATCGCTGGGCGTGGCCGAGGACGCCCTGGACAGCCTGAACAACAAGGCGCTGGAATTCTCGATCGCCTACGGCGCGAGCGCCGAGGAATTCATTTCCTCGGCGTACTCAATCCAGGGCGCGGTCAAGGGCCTGGCCGGCACCCAGTTGGCGGCCTTCACGAACAGCAGCGCGGTCCTGGCCAAGGCCACCAAGTCCGACAAGTCGACCATGGGCGACTATGTGGGCACCCTCTACAACCTGCAGAAACAGGCAGCTGACACCATGGGCAAAAGCCAATGGGTCGAGAAGCTGGCCGGGCAAACCGCCCTGGCGGTCCAGCTGTTCCGGACCAGCGGCGAGCAGATGAAAGAAGGGTTCAAGGAGGCCGGAGCGATCGCCACGGCGTCCGGCATTGATTTGGCCGAGCAGATGGCGGTCCTGGGCAGCCTGTCATCGACGATGGAAAGCGGCGACGCCGGCGGCAAGTACAAGGCGTTTTTCGAGAACATCGAGAACGCGTCGACCAAGCTGGGGATGAAGTTCACCGACACGAACGGTAAGGTCCTGCCGATGCTGGACATCCTGGCCAAGCTGCAGGGCAAATTCGGCGACCTCAAGGGAGCCGCGGCCAACGCGAAGATCCAGGAGGCCTTCAGCAACGAGGGCGCCCAGGTGATCGGCGCACTGGCCAGCGACACCGACCGACTGAGGGACGGTATCGACAAGCTCGGCAAGGTCCGAGGCCTAGAGCAGGCCGAGAAGATGGCCCAGGCCATGGTCGACCCGTGGCAGCAGTTCAGCGCGGCGGTAACGGCGCTGCGGATCTCGTTCGGCCAGGTGCTGATCCCGGTCCTGCAGCCTGTCATGACCCGTCTCGTCGAGATGGGCAAGGTCCTGGTGCGCTGGACCAAGCTGTTCCCGAACATCACCCGGGTGATTGGCATCGCCAGCCTGACCATGCTGGCCTGTGCCGCTGCCATGAGCGCGCTGACCTTGGTGGTCGGACTGAGTAAGACGTCGCTGATGGGCCTACGCCTAGTCTGGGCGGCGCTCACCTGGACGGGCTGGAAGAGCATCGCCATGTTCCTCTACCACACCGTGATGACCGTCGCCTTTATCGCGGGCCTGGTGCTGATGTACACCTGGATGGGACTGGCCCGGGCAGGGATGCTGTTGTGGCAGGGCGCGATCTGGCTGGTGAACGCTGCCATGTACGCCAACCCGATCGTCGCAGTGATCGCCGGCATCGTTGCTTTGGTCGCGATCGTCGGTTTGGTCATCTACTACTGGGACGACCTGAAAGCCGCACTCATGGACACCGCCGCGTTCAAGTGGGTCATGGCGCAGTTGGAGAAGCTGGGCGCCTGGTTCGACTCAATGGGCGGCTGGTCGGGCCTGGCGAAAGCCGCGTGGGACGGCATCGTCGCGATCTTTAACAAGGCCATCAACAGCCTGATCGAGATGCTGAACAAGATCCCGGGCGTGAACATCGAAACCCGCTTCGGCGATCTGCCGGCACAGCCAGAGATCCCGCAGAGCGCATTACCGGTCGGCATTGCCCCGATCGAGCAGATCGAGCGCAACCGCAACGGCTTGGCCCAGCTCGCCCCCAGTGTTTCCCCCACAAGCGCAGCGAGCGTGCCCCCGGGCGGGCTGTTGAGCCGCATTCAGAACACAAACCAAAGCCAGGACCGGCGCATCAACGTCGACACCGTAGAGATCCACACCGGCCAGGCCATGAACCCCTTGGAGCTTGAAAACATGATGAGCATGGCGATTGGCTGATGGGCGAATACATCGACCTACTGATCCAGAACAACGACCTGGTGCTGGACCCGTCCCGTCAGCCGCTGCTGATCGAGGACCGGGCCAGCATCGCCCAGGACATCGGTCACATGATCAGGGAAAGCGGGCTCCTGGTCACCCTGGTGGCCGAGCGCAGCAATCTGCGGCAGTCCGACTGCATCCTGCAAATTGAGCTGCTTGTGGAGGATGACGAACGCCTGGTTCCAGGTACAGCACGCATCACCCAGGACAGCCCGGGGGTGTACCTGGTCACCGCCAAGACCCTGAAATTCGGAGATATCGAGGTGTATCTGTGAGCAACGTAGACTTTCGCCAGGCATTGAATGATGCAGGCATTCCCACCACTGACGCGGCCTTACGCAAGGCCTGGGAGGCGGAAGCAGCCGCCCAGGGCAGTAAGCTGAGCAACACCAGCAACTATTCGCCCTTCTGGCGGGTGATCACCGCCCTGGTGACAAAGCCAGTGCTGTGGCTGATCAGCTTCATCAGCGACACCGTGTTGCCCAACTTCTTCGTGAAAACCGCCGGCGGCGCCTGGCTCGACTCGCTGGCCTGGGCCGTTAACGTCACCCGCAAGGGCGCGACAAAGGCCCAGGGCACCCTGTTGTTCACTCGGGAGAACTCCGCCGGCGAACTGAGAATGGCCGCTGGCGTGGTTGTGAACTCCACAACGATCAACGGCAACGTGTACCAACTGGTAACCATCGAGGACGGTGTATTCCCTGACGGGCGCCTGCAGGTGTTGGTGAAAGTCGAGGCGCGCCAGGTCGGCAGCGGCTACAACCTTGCGCCCGGCTACTACGCGATCCTGTCGGAGCCCGTGCCCGGGATCGTCCAGGTCGTCAACGCAGAGGATTGGCTGACATCACCTGGTGCAGATCCCGAGGCTGACGACGAGCTACGCCTGCGTGTTCGCAACCAGTTCTCGGCGGTCAACCAGTGGCACACGGACGCCGTGTATCGCGCCATGATCGCGGAATTCCCGGGCGTTCGGCCTGACGGGATCTACTTCGAACATGGCGCACCGCGCGGGCCTGGTAGCGCCAATGCCTACGTACTTTTCGAAGCTGGCGTGCCGGCAGACTCGTACCTGGAACAGATTAATGCCCATATCCGCGATGACGGCAATCACGGCCACGGTGACGATCTACTGGCCATGGTCATGCCGACCGTAGACGTCGGCTTCTCCGTGTATCTATGGCCGAAAGCCAACACCAGCCAGGCACGGCTGAAAGAGCTGAGGACGGAGGTTGAGTTGTTCGTTCGGGCCGCCTTCCGGGAGAGCACTTCCAAGGACTATAAGCCCACGCTGACCTATCCCCAATCGCGCTTCAGCATGAGCCGGCTCCTGGAAGAGTTGCACCAGGAGTTCGCCGACATCGAATCCATGAGGGTGGTCCCGGTCGGCGACATCATCAGCGGTTTGACCATTCCACGCCTGAAGGCGTTCGCGGTGGTGCCGAGTTGATCGACCTCAAATTGCCCTTTTGGCTCGGCGGTACCGAACTTTCAAAACTAAAGGTCGCGGCCCAGCGCTGGTGGGAAACAACTAGCGGCTGGCTCATGTGGCCCTACTCCCAGCTCGACCCCGACACCTGCCACCTGAACATCCTGGAGCTGTGGGCCTGGCAGCGCGATGTGACCCGCTTCAACGGCGAACCCGAAGCCCTGTTCCGCCTGCGGGTCAAGTACGCCTTCGTCAACGCGGTCGACGCCGGCAGCACTGCCGGCATGCAGCGCATCTTGCAGCGCCTCGGCGTGGGCTACATCGAGATCGAGGAGCGGCAGGTAGGCAGGGACTGGGATGTGGTGCTGCTGCGCCTCTCGGACAACCAACTGTCGATTAACGCCGATCTGATGCGTGTCCTGGTGCAGCAGTACGGGCGCACCTGCAGGCGCTACGACTTCGAAAACATCACTGCGATGACCGTCCAGGTCGCAATCGCTGACTTCAACGACGACCAGGCCACCCTGGTCGCCTCTCTGTAGGAGATCCCCATGGGGGCTACTATCACCGTTGCCGGTGAAAACCTGATAGCTCAGAAAACCGGCTCGCAGCAGCCGCTGGTCGTTTCCCGCTTCATCCTTGCGAACGTGCCCGGGCTCGATCCGACCGCCGCTGTCGATCGCTCTGCCGGCAAACCGCCGGCGGCGCAGATCGTCGGGACGTTCAATGTCACCCGCGCCGGGTATGTGAACACGAACCAGATCGTGTACAGCGTCATGCTCGGCAGTGATGTCGGCGATTTTGACTGGAACTACATTGCCCTGGAAACCGCAGAAAATGTGCTGCTGTCGGTGGCCTACGTACCGCTGCAGCAAAAGCGCAAAAACATTCTTCCACAGCAGATCGGGAACAACGTCACCCGGAACTTTCTCCTGGTGTTCGACGGAGCCAAGGCTTTAACGGGCGTGTCGATCGACGCAAGCACCTGGCAGCACGACTTCACGATCCGCCTGGCGAGCATCGACGAGCGCGAGCGCGCCGCAAACCGGGACATCTATGGCCGTGCCTGCTTTCTCGGTTCGTCTCTGCTCGTGACACGCGGCAGCGGTGCAAAGGTGAAGATTGCACCAGGTACGGCGTATGTCGAAGGTATCCGCGTCAATCTCCAGGAAGAAACCCAAATGGACGCGGTTGCCGGCGAGACTGTCTGGGTTGACGTCTCGCTACAGCGCAACCTGAGCGATGTCGTGACCCGGTGGAGTTTTTCCACGACCACCGGCGCAGACAAACAGGACTACACGGACAGCGCCGGTTTTCGCCACTACTACGTGAAGATCGCGGCAGTGGCCGCCGACAGCACGCTGACAGACACACGCCCGACGGAGTCAATCTACGGCCCCCTGGTCAGTGCGTACGCGGTCAGGAACGGTGACTACACGCTGTTGCGGGCCCGTGCCACGCGAAAAGAAGATGTTGGCCTGGGCAACCTGCCGAACGCGATCAACCACAGCCCGTACATCGACAACCTCGACTCCCTGGCCACATCACGGGCGGTCAACAGCGCAATGGTCAAGGCCGAGCAGGAGTTGGACCGCCTGGCCAGGAGCCTCGGGACAGCCGCCAAGCTCAATGCCGGCTTCAATGCGGGTGAACTGATGAAGGTTGGGGCCTTCGGACTCGGCGGTGCGGCTGTGGATATCTCGGGCCAGGACCCGACCAAGATTGTAAAAAGCGGCTTGTATGCTGGGAACAATCTGTCAAATGCCCCGGACAGCGGTTGGTGGTTCCTCGACCTCCACTGGATCAGCGAGGGTAATTGCAGGCAGATCTGGTATTCACACCACGGCACCCGAATGCTGACCCGGGTTCAGATCGACGGGGAATGGCAACAAAGCTATGTCGAGTTCTATCACAGCGGCAACTTGAATCCGCAGATCATCGTCCCACCTGGAACTGTCGTCAGTTTCGCGGCGCCCATCGCTCCAACTGGTTACCTCAAGGCCAACGGCTCGGCGATCTCGCGAGCCACGTTCTCGGGGCTATTCAGCGTGATCGGAACAACCTTCGGTGCTGGGGATGGTTCGACCACCTTCAACCTGCCCGACCTGCGCGCTGAATTCGTGCGTGGCTGGGACGATGACCGTGGCCAGGATGCCGGACGCGGGTTCGGAACCTTCCAGGCGGGCCAGAACGCCTCTCACTCCCACACCGCAACATCCGACGTGAAAGGTGAGCACTCCCACGGCATCTGGCCGCTCGCGCTGAACATCTCTACCAGCCAAGGCGCCGGCCATTACTCGGTCAGCCCATCGCTCACCAACGCGTCCACGGTGGCCGGGGCGCACAGCCACACCATTACCGTCAATCCGGACGGGGGCAATGAAGCCCGCTCGCGCAACGTCGCGTTGCTCTACTGCATCAAGTATTGAGGCCCACGCATGCAAAAGATCGTGTATCAGACCAACGCCCAGGGCCTCTACGTAGGCCAGACCGTGGCAGACCCAAGCCCCCTGGAACCCGGCGTATGGCTTATCCCGGGTGGTTGCGTCGAGCAGGCCCCGCCAGAGCGTCCCGAGCACAAAGCCGCGCACTGGGATGGCCAGGCCTGGCAGTTGGTCAACTTCTATGACGGCCTAGTCGTCTACGACATCAAGACCGGGTATCCCCGCACTCTGACGGGGATGGAGCCGATCCCGTCCGGGTATACGACCGCACAGCCCGGGCAGGATCAGGTGTGGAAAAACGGCGCCTGGGTCGATGACACCGCCGCGATCCTGGCCAAGGTGTACCAGGAGAAGCTGATCGAGCTGAATACGGCTTGCTCGCAGTACATCGAGGCCGGCTTCAGCTCGGCAGCCCTGGGCGAGCTGCACAGCTACAGCAGTTCCCTGGAAGACCAGGTGAACCTGACCGGCCTGGTTTTCAGTGGCCTGGACAGTGCCTATCCCTGCGTGACCAACGGCGTGCGCCAGTTCCTGGCCCACACCCGCGAGCAGCTACTGCAGGTGAACAAGGATCTGGTGCTTTTCAAGCAGGCCGCGCTGCAGCACGCTGACAAGTTGAAGCGTGACGCGGCCCAGGCGCTCCAGGACAAGAAAGTGAAAGCGCTGCGCGCAGTGGCATGGACGGTTCCGGCATGACCTGGGCGCCCGTGGCAATGCGCTGGCCAACCGAGGCAACTGCCTGGATGGACCAGCTCGACGCATCCAAGGCCCTGGCCGGCGGCGAGCTGGCCAGCACTGGGCAGCGGTTGGCCGGCCTGCAAGGGTTGGCCACCACCACGCCGGGGCCGGTCGGTGCTGCCGCCCAGGGCGCGATCGATGCTGGGCGCCAGGCCCTGGCCGACCAGTTGGGCGAGGCTCCGGCCTGCCTGGTGGTTACACCGTTCCAGACTGGTATCGGCCAGGGGCGCGGCTACCAGCGCTTTCTATCGGCGCCGAACCTCCTGCAGGAGCTGGCCAACAAGCTGACCGACTCCACCGATGCCGGCAGCCCCCAGGGCAACCTGCACGCGCTCTGCATCCTGTTCCTGGGCACTCGCTTCGACCAGCTCGCCGCCGGCCTGGCCGGCTTCAATGCCTTGATGCCGGTCCCCGAGCTGGTCCGCACGCAGCGCCGCGCCGAGCACCTGGCCCAGTTGGAGACTGAAAAGTGGAAGATCCCGCAGGCCGGAGCTTTGCCGCGCTGGGAGACGCTGCCCTTGGAGCGCTGCACGGTGCTGAAGGCAGCCCAGCAGTCGATCGCCGGCCAGATCTCGGTCCTGGAAGGCTACGCGGCGGACAGCTCTCCCATGGCCGACTTGGCCGCCCTGGCCCAGCGCAAGGTCGACCAACAGCGTCAGCGCGACCAGAAGTTGGTGGACCTGCAGCAGTTGCTCGCCGGCGGGCAGACCGACAACATGCTCCAGGCGCGCCTGGTCGGCCCGGGCAGCTCGGCAGAGTTGCGCCGCAAGATCCTGGAAGGCGATGCACCAGGTCATGAGTGGGTCATGAGCGCCGGCCTGCTCCTGGTTGGGTCGGAGAAGGGATTAAGTTTTGTACGCGAAATGGTGGGTCTATGACGCTGCTCCTGGACGGCGAGGCAATCCAGGGCAAGACCCTGAAGGTCACCGCAAACTTGCGGATCGAGGCCGAGGACATGTCCGGCCAAACCAGCAACACAGAGAAGGCGCACAAGGGGTTCAAGCCCAAGGTGCTGACCGTCACCCTGACGATTCCTTTCGTGAACAGCGATTGGCTGCGGGCCCTTATGCGCCTGGCCGAGGCGACCGAGGGCGGTGGCCAGCTCAAGACTTACCGCGTCGTCAACGACACGGCGGCTGCCTTCGGGATGCGGCAAGTAACTTTCGCCGATGGTGTCAGCGCCCGGGAAGACGACTTCCTGGCTTGCTGGAAAGTCCAGTTCGGCTTGACCGAGAAAAAACTCCAACCCGGAAAAAAGTAGAGAAGCGAGGCGACAAGGGCGACGTCAGTGCCCAGTCCGGCACCGGCTCGTCGGTCGGCGGCGGTGATAGCGACGGTAAGCAGGAGCTGACCGGCTTCGAAGCCACGCTGAAGAAAATCGACGACTGGATCGGGAGCTAGGCATGAAGCTGCACCAGATCATCGCCATCGATGGCACCCAGTACGACCTGGTGAAGGCCGACATTCGGCTGGAACTGCGCAACCCGGGCCGGGCCACGTTCACCGTCGCCGCCGGCGCGCCGCTGAAGGGGCTGGTCACGTTCGATCTCGGTTACAACGACCGCACCCTGCAGCGGCACTTCATTGGCTACGTCGAGCGAAGCACCGCAGCCAATGCGAAGCAGCAGGTCCTGTTCTGCCGCGAGCTGACCGGCATCCTGGCCAAGGCCCTGCCGATGAACCTGCGGCATGTCGACTTGCGCGGCGTGCTCGAGCACATCAGCTCACAGACCGGCCTGCGTTTCCGCGTCCCGGACCAGTCCTATGCGACAACCCGGGCGCCGTTCTTCTACAGCCTGGCCGCTGGCTTCCAGGCCATGGAGAGCCTGGCCCAGGTGTTCAACATCCACGACTTCATGTGGCAGCAGCAGGGCGACGGCGAGGTCTTCGTGGGGAGTTGGGCCGACAGCTACTTCGGCGTGCGCCCCGCGCTGCAGCTGCCCACCGAGCTGTTCGACGGCTACCAGGGCAACCAGAGCGCCATGATTGCCGCCCTTCCCGGGCTGCGACCTGGTGCATTGATCAACCAGGGCGAGCGGGTGACCCACGTCACGCTCTCCGGAACTCAGATGGCACTGAAATGGAAGACGCAATCCGCCGCGCTGTAGAGCGCCAATTCCCCGAACTGACCGGGGGTTACCACTTGCCACGCTTCGGGCGTGTTGTCGCGGTACCGGATGCGCCGGCGGCGCCCGGGCTGTGTGATGACTTCCGCCCGCGATTCGGCGTCGACGTCCAGGTGCTGCTACCGGACGGCGAGCCTGATCCCGATCTGCCGGTACTGAACAGCCTGCCGCTCCCGGCGCCGATGGGCGGTGCTGAACGCGGCATGTACGGGTTTCCCGACGAGGGCACGATGGTGGTCGTGTCGTTCGCGTACGGGCTGCCGCACAAGCCGTTCATCACGCAGATCCTGCCCCATGGCCTGAGCCTGCCCCAGGTGCCGAAAGGAGATCTGGTGTGGCAGCACAGCGAGAGCAGCCAGCAGCGGGTCGACGCTGACGGCAACTGGCTGCGCCAGACGGACGGCAAGATCTCGGACAAGGCGATCGACCGGGAGGTCGAGTCGCTGACCAACCGCGAGCAGTTCCAGAGCCACACCAGCAAGGTCGACGACCACTCGACCGAATCGGTCGGGGGCATCAAGAAGATCGAGGCGCTGGGCGCCATGAAGCTGCTGTCGGGTGGGTCCGCGAGCCTGGCGGCGGTCGACGATCTGCACCAGGCCACTGGCAGGGATCTGAACCTGGTGGTTGGCCAGAAGCACAACGCGACGGTCGGCGGTGACATGCGCGAGCAGATCCAGGGCCTGCGCGAAAGTCTGGTGAAGGGCAGTCAGCGCCTGCAAGCACCCAGGACCTGGATCGGGTCAGAGGGGGTCAACGTGCTGCAGGTGCTGTGCGATCTGCTTGACCTGGTGCAGGAGATGAACCTGCAGCTCGCGAGCCACGTCCATGGGCCAACACCGCCGCCAAGCAATGCGGCGGCGTTCTCTGAGGCTGCAGCGTCCGCACTAACGTTCTGGACACGATTGAAACCAATAACTTTGTAGATCCAACACATTTTCTGCTTTCGAATCGCCACCATATTAGGGAAGAATCAGCCGCAACACAGTGCGGGTCCACCCAAGGAGCTGTTATGGACATAACCGGTGACACAAAAATTCACCTCCACGAAGAGTACGAAACCAGAGTTACAGTCAAAGGCTCCCACGGGAGCTTTTCTGCTGAGTTAAAACTCTGCCCGGACGGGATCTCTCTCAAAATTAGCGGTGACGAGACGCCGCTGCGATCTTGGGGCAAAAAAGAGTGGAAGCTGGAACAGCTTGTATGCGAAAGCATCTATAGAACATTTGTACTGTTTGATTTGCACTGCACGAAGGCCGGGAGTTATATCATCGAAGATGGCATCAATAGAGTTACCCACACTTCCATGCACTACAGTGCCGAATATGCAGTGATTGCTCGAAGCGATTTAAAAGAGTTAAACCTCCGCAGTATGCATATTCATTCTCCATCGCTTTCCAAATGGATTGGCTACACCGAGAAACAACAGGAGATTGTCGAGAACCAAACTATCGGGCCAAGAGCTGGAATCATGTCGGGACTTGGCGATCTCGACCTGTTCGAAATCTATGTTGATTGTGAAAACTCTGGATCAGCCGGTATACACTACGAGCTTAAACCCACCGCTTCTCCGCTAGAGTTTGAAGTTGGAGTTCGTTTCCCTCCGGTCTTTTGCTTCTTTGCAGATAATGATATTGCACCTCACGATATCATGCCGTTGTACATTCGGTCTTATTCGTTCTTGAGCCTACTTTATGGCGATGAGTTACGTATAGAAAAAATCGAGCTCTGTGATGACAGCCCCAATAATCAAGCGTCTCACCTATACATTCCTAAATCCAGAAACCCAAGATCGTCGAGCTTTACGTACATATGGTTCCCTCTGGCCCACAAGCTTAGATTCAATGACAGAGACATATCGTCGTTCCCCCTTGAGTCAATCGGTAGATATTTTTCCAGCGATTACGCTCACCACGACAAATGGTGGAAGTACATAAAGTATCGGCGAATGGAAAACATTGAAGAGCGGTTCTTGGGGTATTTTAGACTGCTGGAGTCTCTTACAAAAAAATCTAAGCCATACTTAGATCCAGACAAGCTAGCAATTCAGGTTGCTAGGGCAGAGAATATTCTGACAAATATTTTTGGTAATAGAAAAGAGGTTAAGGGGTTTCTTCGCGGCATTGCACGATACAATATGAGCAAATACAATACTGAAAAATGCATGTTGGATTTCTATAAAAGACTGCCCAAAAGCCGGACTGCAAATTGGTCTCTTGGCGCCAATGACCTAAACCAAATCTGCAAGCTGCGCAACGATATCAGTCACGCCAACGATTATTACATTTCTTCCGAAGACTTACTCGCCAACACAACTTTCATAGAGTCAATGCTACTCATTGCTCTGCTTGAAACAGTTGATGTGCCAATCGAGGATTCTTCTAGGATGATAGGTTACTTATATGGAGCCCATCTGATCAGGCCCCATGTGTTGTGATGATCGGGTTAAGCGAAGTCAAGGCGGTTTCACTCCAACCGGAACCACCATGATTGCGCATACGCACACCCATCGATCACCTCAAACCCACTGAGCACGAAGCCCAGTGTGACCATGCCTGAGCGCCTTGCATCATGCAGTGGGGGCAGAGAGTGGTCATGCATACCTGAGCCAGTTTTACCTCGGCAAGATTGGTCGCTCTGTCCATACGGGATCCTGCACACAAGTCACCCGCACGTCCCCTTTCACTGCCAGAGACTGCCGGCGCTCTTGAGGCGTGGGGACAATGCCGCGCCGCCGCATTGGTGTGATGAGCATGAGCATAGCTCCTGCACCCTCACCAGTGTTCAGCAGAAGTCGACTCATGCGCGTACACCAGCGCTTCGTCGGCCAGTTCCAGCATTTCCGCTAATGTCCCCGCATCGACTGCATGCGCATCACGCAACGCGTACGCCTGGTGCAGCAGTTCACGGTGATGCTTCGTCGGCGCCTGGATCAGCGCGTCAGTGTCTTGGAGCAGGTGGTACCACTCCGGGAGAGTTATCAGGTTGGCTTGTTGAGCGAGCATGGTGCACACGTACAAAATACTGTATGCGAATACAGTATTCGAAATCACCCACGCGGTACAAGGGCAGGGCGACCAGGTGCGATCCTCGGCGTGTGGAAAAATCTCGGCGGCAAAAAAAATCGGTCGAGAAAATCACTTATCCCCCTCCCGCCGACGCACCTTGCGTGATTTTTTTTGAAACCTGGCTGGTAGACCAATCATTGCCCAGGGCAGGCCCAGCCTGGGGCCCGAGCAGGGGGCAGTGATTGCACAGAGTGAAAAGGATTGAAGATCTGTGCAGCCTTACGGGGGCAGATGTGACCACAATGTGTCCACATCGAAATTCAAAACCCGTCCCCAATGCCCGTAAATATTCAATAAAATCAGCATATTGACGGATTACCCCAACGGGGACGGGGTATTTTCACGGGCTCATAATCCTTTGGTCCACGGTTCGAGTCCGTGTGGGCCCACCAATTGAAAAGCCGCGCATTGCGCGGCTTTTGCGTTTCTGGCGGAACCATCTCGGATACAGTCCTATGGTCCAAAGGTACAAATTAGGGACAGTGCGGCTTCGCTTGTACGCCTTTGGAGTCCTTCAGATGGCCACAATCGTTAAAACCCCTGCCGGCACCTGGAAGGCCGTCATCCGCAAAACCGGATGGCCGACTAACGCCAAAACCTTCCGCACCAAACGCGACGCCGAAGACTGGTCACGACGCACCGAAGATGAAATGGTGCGGGGCGTGTATATCCAACACAGCGGGTCCGAGCGACTGACGCTTGAAAAAGCGTTACAGCGATATCTACGGGAAATCACGCCGACGCAGAAGCCAACGACTCAGCGGGCGGAAAGCACCAAGGCGCAGCAGTTAATCAGTGAACTGGGGAAATACTCTCTCGCTGCACTTTCTGCCGAAGTGATAGCCGATTACCGGGATAAACGTCTTTCCACCTTGACCACACGCGGCCAGCCAACCAGCAACAATACGGTTCGCTTGGAGCTAGCGTTGCTGAGCCTACGGCCGTTGGGCACCAAAAGGAAGGGCGGATACGTCCAACACCTAGAACCAAAACCACCAAATGCATAG